CAAAACGGGGACAGCGACCTTGTGGATTTGGGTGAAGACACCATCACCATCATCAACAAGGAGATTGAAGCCCTTCAGAATATTTCCGATCCCAAGCGTCTGAAGACCCTTGTGCGTGACCTGTACGCGGAGTGCCTTGCCAACGAGACAGCAAAGCCATGATTACATTCAATAGAATCCGTTGGAAGAACCTGTTGAGTACGGGTAACCTCTTTACGGAAGTGCAGTTGGACAAGCACTCCACCACGCTTATCTGTGGAGAGAACGGTGCGGGTAAGACCACCATGCTGGATGCCCTTACCTTTGTGCTGTACGGCAAGCCCTTCCGCAACATCAATCTACCACAGATCGTGAATACCATCAACGGCAAGGACTGCGTGGTGGAGATTGAGTTCACATCCAACAGCAGCAAGTACAAGGTTACCCGTGGGCTGTCGCCCAAGGTATTCTCCATTGAGAAGGATGGCAAGGAAGTTCCGCAGACTGCAAACGCCAAGGACTACCAAGCGGTTCTTGAGGGGCAAATTCTCAAGATGAACTACAAGACATTCTGCCAAGTGGTGATTCTTGGCTCCACGAACTATGTGCCGTTCATGCGGTTGCCTGCTGCGGATCGCCGTAATATCGTGGAAAACCTGTTGGACATTGATGTGTTCTCCAAGATGAACGAAGCCCTGAAGTCGCGCCTCACTGACACGAAGGACGAACTCAAGTCTTTGGAGTCCACCATCTCCACCATAAAACTGAAGATTGAACATAAGGCAGACATGATTCAGAAGATTGAGGACAAGTCTGATTCTCAACTTGAGTCGTACAAGAAGTCTTCTGCGGAAGAGCAGGCTACGCTTCAGGGGCTGCTTGAGCGCAAGGCTGAACTGCAAACCGAAATCGCTGACCTCGCACAGAGCGTGTCGTCCGTGGACAAGCAGCGGGATTCCATTTCGCAGATGATGTCGCTCCGCAAGCAGATGCACGGAAATGTCAAGAAGGTGCAGGACGAACGGTCATTCTACGAGCAGAACGAGGAATGCCCTGTGTGCAAGCACGGACTGCCCGAGGAGTTCCGTCAGGACATGATCGGCAAGAAGGAAGCCCGTGAAACAGAACTGGCACTCGCGCTACAGAAGATGGAGCGGATGCTTGAGGACGCACGGACAAAACTTGATATTGCCAATGTGGTGGTAAAGCAGATAGACGAGAAGAAGCAGGAATCGCACAAGACGGATTCCACCATTACATCATCCAAGAAGTATCTGAAGCAGTTGCAAGACCTTGCGGAGAAGGTGCAGGCTGAAAAGGGATCTCTGCAAACAGAGCGTGATGCCATGACCACTCTGCAAGGAGAAGAAAACACAGCGGAATCGCAGAAGAAGGAACTGGTTGAGGATTTACACACGATGGAGATTGCCACCGTGCTGCTCAAGGACAGCGGCATCAAGCGCAAGATCATTCGTAAATACATTCCCGCACTAAATAAGATCATAAACAAGTACTTGATTTCAATGGATTTTTTTGCACAGTTCACCCTCAACGAGGACTTCAACGAAATAATCAAGAGCCGACACCGTGATGAATTTTCGTATGAGAATTTCAGTGAAGGTGAAAAATTGAGAATCGACCTTTCGCTCTTGCTTGCTTGGCGAGACATTGCTAAAATGAAGAACTGTGCCAACACGAATCTACTCATCCTTGACGAGGTGTTTGATTCATCGCTTGACGCGGTGGGCACCGAAGAGGTAATCAAGATTCTTCAGAGTATGGGCGGAAGCAACAACATATTCGTGATCTCGCACAAGTCAGACCAGTTGTTGGACAAGTTCCAGAACATCTTGACCTACAAGAAGGTCAACAATTTCAGTAAACTATGCTAACCATGAGCCGGAAAATCTCAAAAGAACGAGCGCAAAACATTCTGTCAGGTGGGGCAGAACCGCAATATGACCCCAACACAAAGGCAGAAGACCTTGACCTCGCAATTGAAAAAGCACTGTACTGGTACAGACAGAACTATCGATTACCCGCCGCAAAGCCGTGGGTTCGGGAATATCTACAATCCGTTGGGCGGGCAGAGGACGCTGAAATCTGCACCCGTGCAGACAAGAGCCATTTCCGCTTCGTGTCTCCCTACTGCCGCATGGCTGTTCGTGGCTTCCCTATCGGAGAGAAACTTCAGGGGCTGATTGACAAGCACCTTGCTGAACTGCTTGAAAGCGCACGAAAAAACGCACCCACAGAGTCCCGTCCGTCTGTGCAGGAGCGGGTTGCTGCAAAGGCAGATGCCACGCTGTGCCTTCTTGAGCCTGTGATTGACACCACGATGACGGCTGTGCTTGGCGGCAAGCGCAAGGACACTTCTCTGCTGAATTGGATTCAGGGCAGCGACGTGAACCGTCCACTTGCGCTGGCTGTGCGGGAACGCTTGAACTCTGTTCTTGAGGAGTTTACCGCCGCAAGCAGCGGAGCAGACCCTGATCTGCGGGAAGGCTATTCCCACTTCAGCCCCAAGGGTTTGAAGAATATGATTGAAATACTGCATGGTGCGGTTACAAATATTGATGACCGCCTTGGGGTTCTTCGTGCGTCCCGCAAGCCCCGAAAGCGCAAGCCGCAGAGCGCAGAAAAGCAAATAAAGGGACTGAAATTCTCGCCCCGAAATGACGGATTTGGAGTTGACTCCGTGAAGCCAGAGGTTATCATTGGGGCACAAGGACTCATTGTGTTCAACACCAAGAACAACAAGGCAACCGTATTCATCGCAGCCGAGCCGAAAAGCGGACTTGCCGTGAAAGGTTCCGCGCTTGTTGGGTACGATTCTGCCAAGTCCTACGAGAAGACTGTGCGTAAGCCTGACGAGTTCCTGAAGAACACGGACGGTTGCCGCAAGACTTTTGCCGCTGCGGTGCGTTACCTCAACGGCGTGAAGACCAAGAGTGCCGAACCAACGGGGCGTGTAAACAAGCACTGCCTACTCCTACAGGTGAACTAATGATTCTCGTTGACAACACGCAGGTTCTGATGTCCTCCATCTTTGCACAGACGCGAGATGTGGGCACGATTGACGAGAGCCTTGTGCGGCACATGGTGCTGAACACATACAGAATGTACCGCAAGAAGTTCTTCCGTGAATACGGTGAACTTGTGATCTGTCAAGATGGTGGCGCGTCTTGGCGGCGGCAATTCTTCCCCCTGTACAAGGCACAGCGGCGGGCAGACCGCAAGGAAAACCCCGAGCAATGGGAGCGGTTCTATTCCATCATCAACACCATTCGCGCCGAGGTTGCGGAACACTTTCCGTACCGCAATATGCTTGTTCCCGGTTGTGAAGCAGATGACATTATTGCGTACCTTGCGCGGCGATACGGCTCCACCGAGAAGGTGCTGATCCTGAGCGGCGACAAGGATTTTGGTCAACTCCTCATCTATCCACAGGTTGAACAGTACGCTCCACTGCTCAAGAAGTTCGTGACCGTGGAGAATCCCAAGCAGTTCCTGCTTGAGCACATCGTGCGCGGTGACTCATCAGACGGCGTTCCAAACATCCTGTCGGACGATGACTGCTTCATGGCAGAGGACAAGCGACAGAAGCCCATCACGCAGAAGCGCATGGGCGAGATCCTGAAGGAATACGCGGACACCGGCAAGGTGTCGGACAAGCATTCGGTGAATTGGCAGCGCAACAATACGCTGATCAATCTGCTGAACATTCCATCCGAGTACGAATCAAAGATTGAATCGGAGTGGAATAAACCTTTCACACCCTCTCGCGGCAAGATTCTGAACTACATGATAGAGAAGGGACTACGCAACCTAGTCGGAGACATACAGGATTTCTAATGCAAGACCGCAACGATTACGACAGCCGTGACCCCGCCGCAAAGAAAGCGCGGAAGAGCGTGGAGCAAAAGCACAAGAGTCGCCGCCGCCACGATGAAAAGGAACACTTGAAGCGTTACATGGAAGACTACAATGCAGGAAAGCGAGATTTTGATTATGACGACTACGAAGACAATGACTAATTCCATCACCATTTCCAAGCGCACTCTTGACATCCTCAAGAACTTTGCGTCTATCAACTCTGGCATCATCGTGAACGAGGGCAATACCCTCAACACGCTGTCGTCCACGAAGAACATCATGGCTGAAGCAAAGGTGAACGAAACCTTCCCGAAGCAGTTTGCCATTTGGGACTTGAACAAGTTCCTTGGCACGGTGAGCCTGTTCAAGGATCCAGAGTTCGTGTTTGAGGACAACTACATTGCCGTGACGAGCGGCAAGTCCAGTGTGCGTTACTACTACTGCGATCCCCGCTTGGTGACTTCCACGAACAAGAAGATCACCATGCCCAAGTCGGTGGTGCAGTTTGACCTGACCGCAAAGGACTTCTCTGAAGTCATCAAGGCTGCGTCCGTGCTTCAGGTGGGGCAGTTGTGCGTTCGCTCCACGGAGGACGGCAGCAAGATTGAGTTGGCTGCGGTGGACAAGAGCGATACTACCTCTAACTTCTACTCTCTTGTGGTGGGAGACAACACCACGGGTGCGACCTTTGAGTTCATCTTTGATGTGGACAACCTGAAGATCCTGCCCGGTGACTACACCGTTGCCATTTCCGAGAAGGTGGTGTCCTCCTTCTCCAACAAGAATGAACCACTCACTTATTGGATTGCCTTGAACGCTTACTCTACTTACGAGGCTTGAACTTGAGCACAACAGAAACCGTGAAGGGTCTTTGGGTTGAGAAGTATAGACCACAGACCGTGGAAGACTGCATTCTGCCAACGGATACGCATGAGGGTTTCATGCGGATGGTTGAACGGGGAGAACCACAGAACCTCCTGTTGTCGGGAGGACCAGGCTGTGGCAAGACCTCCGTGGCGAAGGCACTCTGCAAGGATTTGGGCTGTGACACCCTTGTGGTGAACTGCTCCGAGGACGGGAACATTGACACTCTACGAACCCGTATCCGCAGTTTTGCTTCCACCGTGTCGCTTACCGATGGGGTGAAGAAGGTGGTGATCTTGGACGAGTTTGACTACTCAAACGCGCAGTCCACTCAACCCGCCCTTCGCGGTTTCATTGAAGAGTTTGCGGACAACTGCCGCTTTATCCTGACTTGCAACTTCAAGAACAGGGTGATTGAACCCCTGCACTCCCGATGCACTTGCATTGATTTCAGGATTCCCAACAAGCAGAAGCCCGCGCTGGCAAATCGTTTCCTGTCGCGGGTCACGGAAATCCTGCAAGCGGAGGGAGTGGAGTATGACCAGAAGGTGGTGGCACAGGTCATCCTGAAGCACTTCCCTGACTTCCGCCGCACACTGCACGAGTTGCAGCGGTACGCGGTGAGCGGCAAGATTGATGTGGGCATCCTGAACTCCGTGGGCGAGTTGGCGATCAAGGAACTGGTCAAGTCCATGAAAGCCAAGGACTTTGGTGCTGTCCGTAAGTGGGTGGTGGAAAACTTGGACAACGACCAGACCCGCATCTTCCGTGCCATCTACGACAGCCTGTACGAGACTGCGGAGCCTGGCTCCATTCCTCAAGCCATTCTTGTGCTTGGCGACTACCAGTACAAGGCAGCGTTTGCAGCCGACCACGAGATCAATCTCACGGCGTGTCTGGTCCAGTTGATGATGGAAGTGAAGTTCAAGTGAGCCACCAACTGTCTGATTATTTGAATGCCATCAATGTGAACAAGGAACCGCTCTTGGACGAGAGCGAGGCGTACACCAAGCAGTCGTATCCACCGTTCGTGGTGACCCGCTGCTTGTCGTATTTTCCTGATACCCTGTTTGCCGCGAACGAGATGAACACCCGCCCCCACTTGGATTCAAAAATGCACTTTGATTTCCTGCGGGGTGCGGTGCGTCCACGCAAGCGGTTCTCCAAGTGGCTCAAGCGCGAGGAGGATGCCCGTGTAGCGGCTCTTGCGGAGTACTACGGGTTCTCGTCCCGAAAGGCACGGGAAGCCCTGTCCGTGCTGTCTGAAGCCGTTGTGGACAAGATAGTGGCGGCTGTGGACAAAGGCGGAAAGCGGCGTTAATCTAAATAGTTCCGTGTCGGTTCAATATTTGGGAGTGAACGCAGCATGGAACAAAACGAACGCTACATTGACCTTGAGACAAAGGATCTGCTTGAGGTCACACTACAGAAGCCTGATGACTTTTTGAAAGTCCGTGAGACACTGACGCGCATTGGCGTTTCGTCCCGAACCGAAAAGAAGTTGTGGCAGTCCTGCCATATCCTCCACAAAAAGGGCAAGTACTACATTGTCCACTTCAAGGAGATGTTTGCACTGGATGATCTGCCTACCTCAATCAACACTGAAGACACCGGACGGCGCAACACCATTGCGTGTCTGCTGGAAGAGTGGGGGCTGGTGAAGATCGTGGACAAAGCCAAGATCGTGGACAAGGTTCCGCTCAACAAAATAAAGATCCTGCCCTTCAAGGAGAAGAACGAGTGGGAACTGTGTCCGAAGTATCATATTGGTCGCTCAAAAAAGACCATGAAGCCTGAAGAGTGAGATTAGCAGATACATAGTTGTGACAAAGGAGATACATTATGAAACTAGTGATCAAGTTCCCCACCCGCAATCGCCCTGACAAGTTCAAGGCTGTCTTCACGCGCTACATGACCTTCCTGAGTGGTCGGCATGATGTGCGTTTCATTCTTACGATGGATGAAGACGACACTACCATGAACACTCCTGCCATGCACCAGTGGATTGCCACTCGCGCACGGTGTGCGGACATTGAGTGCTTCTACGGGCAGTCCAAGAGCAAGATTGAGGCTTGCAACGCCAACCTAGAAGGTGTGGACGGAGATGTACTGCTGTTGGCTTCCGATGACATGGTTCCCGTGCAGATGGGCTACGATGACATCATTGCCAAGTGCTACGAGCAAGCGTTCCCCGACTACGATGGGGCAATCAAGTTTTGGGACGGTCTGCGTCCAAAGGAAGATCCGCTGATGACCCTTACGGTCATGGGCTTCCCGCTGTACCGTAAGTTTGGGTACATTTACAATCCCGAGTACAAGTCCGTGTACTGCGACAATGAGCAGACACAGGTGTGTATGGCTTTGGGTAAACTGCGCCGCTGCGACCTGTGCATCGTGCAGCACCAGTGGAGCGGTGAGCCGTGGGACGAACTCCACGCACGAAACGAGAACGCGGAAATGTACGGAGTGGACGGTGAAACATTCAAGCGGCGTGCCGCAAACAACTTTGATATGGAGACTATGTTCTATGCCAGTACCAGCAAGTGAAATTAAGTTTAGTGTGTTGATGCTGTCTATTCCCGAGCGCATCGAATCCATGCAGGCGGCTGTAAAGCATCTTCAAGAACAGGCTAATGCTACAGGTCAGTCAAGATCAGTAGAAATTCTGGTCATGCTTGACAATCGCTCCAAGAGTATTGCGGAGAAGCGCAACGATCTGCTCCGCATGGCGCGTGGCAAGTACATTGCATTCTTGGACGATGACGATGCGGTGAGCAAGGAGTACATGAGCGCGATCTTGAAGGCTATTGACGAACACGATGTGGACTGCATTACATTCAATCAGTGGTGCAGCATTGACGGTGAACCAATGGATGTGGAATTTGGTATCGGAAACCCCCACGGTCAGTTGTGGCGGGACGAAGACGGATTCCTTGGCGACATCAAGCGTCCTCCCTACCATATGTGCGTGTGGCGGCGAGAGATTGCGGTTACCGAGGAGTTCAATCCTGTTTACGGTGCAAACGGTCAATCAAGCGAAGACATTGACTGGCTCATGCGCCTGTATCCAAAGATACAGACAGAACACCACATTCCCGATGCCCTGCACGGATACATCTACAACTCCAAGACAACGGCTTCACTAGTTCCGCAGGAGCAACAGTGAAGGTAATCTCGTACAGTCTTTGGGGCGACAAACCCACTTATACTGTTGGTGCAGTCAAGAACGCCGACCTTGCAGCACGACTGTTTCCTGATTGGACTTGCGTTTTTTATTGCTTTGAATCTGTTCCTCACGACATCATCGAACAGTTACAGAATAGGCAGAATGTAGTTGTGCGAAGGGTTGAAGGGGAGTACAATCCCTCCGACAGCCGTGGAATGTTCCACCGCTTCCTTCCTGCTGACGAAGAGGGCGTAGAGTACATGATCAGCCGCGATACAGATTCTCGTCTGTCTGAGCGTGAGCGTCTTGCTGTGGAGCAGTGGCTTGCCAGTGGAGCCGATCTCCATGTGATGCGTGACCACCCGTATCACGGCGCACCCATGCTCGGCGGTATGTGGGGCGTAAAGGGTGGCAAACTCATCGGAATTGCCCGCGACATGGAAGAGTTTCAGCCCACTAGCGACAAGGGGCAGGATCAGGAGTTTCTGTGGGAATGGATTTGGGACAAGGTTCGTGACGGTGCGTTGACCGTGTGCGTACACGATCCTTTCTTTCAGAAGACTCCATTTCCTGCGGGTGCAGCCCGTGGTGAC